CTCCCTGCTCCGCATCGTAAAATGAGACGGTGCCCCCCTCGCTGAATCTAGGATCCCTTTGGTCAATACCTAGACTACTAGGAGGCACCAAAAGATGCCATGGAGTGATCAGACACGCACCATATGGATTTGGTGCGAAGTTGTGACGCGGACGAGGAATACCAGAAACCACCCTGTTTGCTATGGGTATGCAAGTGTAGTTCATGACAGATGGGGACAGCGCGGTTCCCTCCATGAACGACGGATTGATGGGATTGGCTGCGTTGATGTAGTTTCGATTCGGATCCGTGTAGTTGAACAGGTCGTGCCTAGATGAGTCGTATGAGACCTCTCCCACAGAGACCCACCGAGTCTGTGCTGCTTCTTGTTCCGTCCATATTCTGTCGTTGTATCCTGGCCCTCGTATCGCAGCACCACCAATAGCAGTTGATATTTCGTGGGTCTCCTCTCCATCGGAGTAATCACTATCCGATATCACCTGTCTGACCACGATTGCCATGGCGGTGGTGATGTTCACAAGCGGAAATGGACTCAACCTGACAGAAGGGGATGTCTTTTCTTGTCGCGGCAGATCGTCCGTCCAACCGAACGGAACGAACTCGTATCTGTTGATCGATTCGCTGACAGGGACGATCTTGGTAATCTTGAAGAATGACCGTCTCGTATCGACCTCATCCAACCCATCGTTGTTGTACAGGATGCGGAACGCCTGTCCTTCCGTTATCTCCCCGAAGGTAGGTCGTGCGTAGAGGTAGTATCCCTGCTTTCCATAGAACCCCATGAGCGTGTCTCCCTAGTTCTTGATATTTAGGAGAACAGGGACTCGTTGTACAGATCCCTCATGATCTGCTTCAGTTTGGCGGGGTTCTCGACCTTCAGAGCGTCGATCTCGGCGTTTATCAAAGTCAGGGTGTCCTTGGAGGCATCGATCTCCTCCTCGGTGTTCAGCCCCAAGTCCTTGTCCTGAAGGATGTTCATCCCATGGATCTTGGAGTCGTTCAGCCGCTCCACGAATCGGTCGAACATGACGGGGTTGGTCTTGCTCCGCACCACCACCCGCACGAACCCCTCGGAGTATGCGCTGAAGTCAGGCATCTGATCGTAGTAGTCGTGCTTGGTGTCATCGTACTCCACGGAGTGGTACATCGTGATGGGGTTGCGGATGTACTCCAACTCGCGCGTCTGCGTGTCGAGGATATGGAACCCCTTCGGCTCGTAGAGGTCTCCAAAGGTGAACTGATAGGGGGTGCCCAAGTAGTGGACATTGCCCTTGCTGTGCTTGCAATGGTAGTGACCGCTATAGACCGCTTCGAATCTCTTGAAGGTCTCCGCGTCCATGCCCTCATGCGAGGCGGTTCCACGCTGAACCTCGTAGCCCATGAGTTCAAGGTGACCCATCAGGAGGGGAGCCTTGCACGAAGAGATGAAGTCGAGGGTCTTCTGCTCGTTCTCCTTGTTGATCCACGGGATCAGGGCTATCGGCAGTCCGTCGAAATCGATGACCTGTGGCGAATCGATCAGGGTCATGTCAGACCTGAAGAGTTCCTGCACACAGTTGACCTCGTTGGTGTTGCGGTAGTAGACATCGTGGTTGCCTAGGATGATGTGAGGAGAGATGCCACGGTCATGCAGAGGCTTGACGAAGCGACTGCGAACCTCCGCGAGTGTGTTGAAGTTGACATACTTGCGGCGATCCATCAGGTCGCCTAGATGGATGACGGTCTTGATGCCCTGCTCGTCAAGGGTGGGGAAGAACACATCCTCAAAGAACTTGAGGAAATGCTCAAGGTAGACAGGGTGGTCGTTCCGTGCCCCGAAGTGGGTATCGCAGACGATGGCGATTTTCAAGACTTCTCCTCCATGAAGGCATCAAGGGGTTCGCCCTTCTTGCTCTTTCTGCTCTTCTTGACGGTCTGCTTCTTGGCACTCTTCACAGGTGGCTCGTCTAGGGACATGATGTCCTTGAAGGGATTCCTATCCTCCTCAAACGAGTCCTTGAGCCAGTTGCGGAACTTGCCCGTGGGATCGTTCTCCTCAAAGCACCGCATCTTCACATACAGTTGCTTCTTCTCCCGTTGGATGCGCCGCAGGAAGGCATAGAAAATGATCTGCGTGAAGAAGGCGAAGGGGTTGGATGACTTCTTGGGGTCGAAGTTCTCCACATACTGGATGCAGTTCTCAATGCCGTCCCCGATCATCTCGTCCTTGAAGGCGTAGTTGGTGAAGTTGGGCTTCTTGGCGAGGTTGTTGGCAATGTCGAGGAAGCATTTCCCGATGTAGTTTGAAACTCCAGGCTTCTTCTTGCCTTCAGCGAGGGCTTTCTTGACCTCCTTCTTGTAGGCAATTATCTCGGCTAGAAACTTGGAGTTGTCGATGTAGTGGCTGCTCATGTCACCGTCACTTTCTTCGGAAATCCGATGATTATTTTTCCCACCACTCCGTGAGGCTGGCCCTAAATATCGGTGTCAGGATTGAAAAGAGGAACTGGAGTGTTCTCTAAGTACCTTCAGATGGTTCGTCCTGATCATCCTCTTCGGTCTCATCCTCAAGGGGTAGTTGATTTGGGTCATTATACCCCAACTCCTGCTTCTTGTCATCCTTTTTCTTCCCCTTATCGGGAGATTTCAGACCGATGTCTATGCTCTCAAACAGATCCTCAAACTCGGTCTGCATTCGGTTCAGGTCTTCGTTGTTGATGGCAGTCTCGTAATCAGCAAGCATCGTCATGTCGGGTGTGGCTACGGTCAGCACCGCATCGGCAGGAATCGTGAAGTGGGTGTCGATGCTGAAGTCGATCCAATTGCTGAAGATCACAGCGGTGTCCATGATCTCCCCCTTCTTGTTGGTCTGTGGAACGATGATGACCGACATGGGTCTCTCCAACAGGTAATCGCTCTGTATGCGAGTGACCCCTGCTATCAGCAGTTCGCCGTTACGCAACTTGACCAATCGTGTTCCAAGACCTAGCATCGCTCCTCCTTTATCGGCAACTTCACCATCCGATATGAGAACTGCTCCTCAGAGTATATACGCACCCTTTCGATGAAATGTTTCAGGGTGTGGTTCTTGTGGCTCTTCCAATGCAGATCGTCAGCCACATCGTAGAGTCTCGCCTTGTCCTTCTTGTCCGACTTGCGTAGTTGCCGACCGATGCTCTGAAGCACACGGATGCGGCTCTTGCTCGGAGATGCGAAGATGATGTTCCGCAGGCTCCGTATGTTGATGCCCGTGCTGAAGGTGCCGTAGGATGCGACGATGATGGCGTTGTCCTCGGCTTCCGTGATGTGACGGATCTCCTCGCGGATCTCTGCCTCCGTCTCTCCCGACACATAGAAGACCTTCCTCTGTGTAGCCTTGCTGATGGCTTCGAACAGAGGCTTGCCGTGCTTCTCCACGAACTGAAATAGTACGAGGGTGTTGCCCTTGACCGATGTCGCGAGGTTGACGATCATCTCGTTTCGCCTCGGATCCCTGACTAGCCAATCGATCTCGTCCTGATAGGTGAAGTCCTTGATCAACTTGCAGTCGCTGTCGGGGTAGGTCAGCAGGATGCATTCGATCTCAAGAGCGGACAGGAGGTTCATGTCCATGAGATCCTTCGTGGTGGTAACGCGATACACGGGGCCAAACAGACCTTCGATGACCAACTTGTTCGTCTTGGTGCCGTCGAGCGTACCCGTCAGGGCAACGCGATACGGACAGTCAACCAACTTGGTCATGATGCCCGTCAGGCTTTGAGCCTTGAACAGGTGAGCCTCGTCCCCGATGACCGCTTCGAACTGATCGAAGTAGGACTTGGGCAACTTGTAGATGGATTGCCATGTCGAGACCACCACACGCTTGTCCGTGAACTTGTCCTCGCCGCCGTGGATGCCATGGCACATCTCGCTCACGCTCCACCCGTTGCTGCTGCTGTAATCCTTGAAGTCCGACAGCATCTGCGAGACGAGGGATATCGTCGGGACGATGACGAGTATCTTGCGGTGAGGCTGCATGGTCTGCAACCACCAACGGATCAGGCTGTAGATGATGAGGCTCTTGCCGCTAGCCGTGGGAGACAGAAGAAGCGCACGATCCCTGTTGATCGCCTTGAGGATCGCGTCCTTCTGATGCTCATGTGGCTTGATCGGCTTTCCTGCCGCCGTGATGTCGAGGGTCGAGAGGAAGAGGGACAGTTCGTCCTTGTCGATCTTCTCGCTCTTGTCGAGCAGCGACGAGTCGATCTCAAGCACATACTCGCGCCCACGCGCGAACTCCGCGAGGTGATCCAACAGCCCTGCGTATAGGATGGGGTTGAATGGTGTGAAGAGGCGCAGTTTGCCGTCCCACATCTTGTTGCGGTACGACGGCATGAACCGTGCGCCAGGGACATCGAATGTGAAGAACTCCTGTATCTCGCGGGCAATCCCTGCCTCGCATGAGACCATCACATGGACGGAATTGTGGTTCGATACCCTAATGACAGACATAACCCCTATATGTAGGGGGTCTGAAAAAGGGCACTACGAGATGCCGTTGGTGAACTTCTTCCACTCAATCGCGTTGCGGATCTGCCAATGGCGGTTCGACAGCATCTTCAGGAGTGACTCAAGGTAGTCCACCCGCTCCTCCTGTAGCCCGATCCTAGCGTCGATGGCTGCAATGTCGGGATCCGCCGCAAGGTGCATCTCCATGTCAGCCTTCAGGATCCGAAGCATGCACGGCTCCCATCCCTTCTCCTGCAACTCCTCGGGAGACATCTTGCCCGATAGCCACATGATCTTGTCACGGCGAAGTGTAGCCCTGTCGGCATGCATCTTCCGCAGGACGAGTCGCGAGTCGTAGAAGAAGTTGAGGTACTTCTGGTGAAGTTGGGGGATACGAGTGCTTTCGTTTCCCAACTCGGTGTTGTCGATGGCGAGATCTCTCTCGGCCATCTCACGCAGGGTCTCAAAGTTCATTGCGAAATCCTATCATCAAAAGGGGGTGTTGTCAAGTCATT